AGCGGAGAAAGTCGTGAGGATTTTTACTTAGACATCATCAACAAGTGTATGGTGTCCAAGGAAGAAAGAAGGGGTGACTACACGACACTCCGAGCGTATTATTTATTTGGAGCTGGTCCTGAAGAAGCACCCGCTTACTTTAATAAGATTCACCCACACCTAGATCAGCTCACTAGCTTTCTGTATTCTGCTGAAACCACACGGTTCTCTATTGCTCTAGGCGCATCTGTTCACACTAACGAACATCGTAAATCACCTGCATTAACCCAAGCCTTGAATGACGAATGGCTTAACTCTAATGCGGATCAGGTGTTTTCAACAGCTTTAACATGGGCGTTGGTGTACAACACCACCTTTGTTAAGCTCGTTTACAAGAACGGAATACATCCGTACATGATTGAGCCATCCGCTATTGGTGTATTGCGGGAGGACACACCCTATACAGACAGGCAAGAGGCGATTGTTCAAACATACTACATTACGAAAAGCGAACTCTACGCCCGTCTGTATTCCCATCCAAAGCGTGAAAGCATTGTTTCAAGGATTTCTACAGGTACAAAAGTATCGGAATCGGACATTCCAGAAGCTGTAAACCGTATTGTGATGAGCCAAACCAACCCTACCATCTACGGTAATGTGAATATGGACTTGTACGGCATGAACCGTTACAAGGCTAGAGTAGCTGAAGATACCGTTGAGATGACTGAGCTGTGGGTATGGAACGATGACACTGAGGATTATCAAGTAGTCACAATGGCAGCTCCAAACATTATTGTGTATGACAGACCTGGCGCATCCGTGTTCCTTAAAGGGGAATGTCCATTTGTACAGATCTGCCCTAACCCTTTATATGACTATTTCTGGGGTGCATCTGAAGTACAACAGTTATTGTTGCTTCAAGAGCTACGCAATACTCGCATGACAGAGATTTTGGACTTGTTATCTAAACAAGTGAACCCACCAACAGCGTTGACGGGCTTTACAGGCATTTTGGATGAAAAGAACTTTGCATTAAACCGTGCTGGTGGTCTTTTATCTTCAGATATGCCTAATGCAAAGGCAGATCGCCTTGCGCCAAATATGCCACCTGATTTATTTGAGGTGATCCATGAAATTGACAATATGTTTGCTGAAGTATCAGGAATATCTAATGTTCTTTCTGGTAAAGGCGAATCAGGCGTAAGAAGTCAGGGTCATGCAAGTCAATTAGCCAGATTAGGTTCTTCAAGAGCTAAAAAACGGGCTTTGATTGTTGAAGATAGCTTGGAAAAGGTTGCAACACTGTATCTTAAGCTCATGCAAGTGTATGACAACACGCATTTTAGGGATACAGAAGAAGTACCATTTATTGCCGAGCAATTTACTAAGGATTTTGTAGTAAAAGTAGATGCTCACTCTAACAGCCCAATATTTACTGAAGATCTTAAAACACTTGCGTTTAATTTGTTTAAAGCGGGTGCAATTGATAAAGAATCTTTACTTGACTTATTAGAGCCACCGATGAAACAATTGTTGAAAGATAAGTTGAAGCGGAAGGAAAAAGAAGGCGGTGGGGAACAGAAGCAACCACCTCCTAGTCCTAAAGGTAAAAAAGAACCAGAGGTGGGCTAATGGCAACAGGCAATGTACAACCGAAAGCAGATCAACCAAGGGTGACTACTGAATCTCTTAAAAGAGGTGAAAAAAGCCCAAGTTTGCAGTATCGTGTACAAGGTGTAAAGAGTTTGGATAGATCTGCTAAAACAAGGGATCTAGGTCGTTCAGTTAGGGGATAGCTTAACTTGGAGATTAAAATGCGCAAGTCACATAAAAAAGCACGCAAGTCACGCAGATAAGGTTTCTTCCTTCACGAGGAAAGGGTTGTGGCTGCCTTACCCTATAAATAGGTGACCGTATGCTATCAGGAGAAATTCACATGGCACGCAAATCTCGCAAAGGTCGTAAAGCACGCAAGTAATCGGATGAGGGCTAAAACCCTCTGAAGTTACTTCGGGTTGACCGAATAAGTCCTAGAGGGGGAGGGAAACTAAATAATTCCCCCCACTTGACATTCAATAGATTAAGATTACGATACAGAGAAACTTAATAGGAAAATGCTATGGGCGTACCCTCAGATCAGTTAATGCAGATGATTAAATCCCAACGGGATGGCGCAACACCTGCTGGTATTCCACCCGCCCCAGAAGGCGTAACGGGGATGTCTGATACTTCTGCGCCTCCAATGGCTTCACCAATGAGTACCCCAGAACCAAAGATGGGTAATCGTGAAGCAGCTATGATTAACTTAGCAATGGCAATGGATTTGTTAGAACAAGCCTTACCAGCTCTTGGTAGCGAAACAGAAGAAGGTCAAAAGATTTTAGGCGCTATTCGCACAATGACAGGTGTAATTGGTCCTAAAAAATCAAAAACAAATGAATTGCAACCTGCTGAAATTATGCAGATGCTACAAACATTACCTCAAGCTGGTGGAGCAACGGCTGAAGGAAAAGCAATGCAACAAGCTCCGCAAATCCCAGGTATGTCTGCCCCAACACCACCTCCAGCAATGCCAGGTGGTATGCCAGGCGGTATGCCTTCCGCAACTCCACAAATGTAAGGAATTACTATGGAACTCTTTAAACCTCGTGGTTCATCAATGCCACGCAGACCTACTGACAATAATCAGAAAAATGGTCAAGTTATCAATACTCCACGCTATTCAGAGTTTGGTGGCTTATCATCTGCACCAAAAGCTGGCTACAAAAACATGATGTCTATGTCTAAGCCAGGCGATACCAAAAAAGTCATCTAACGAATAAGGGGATAGAAGATGAGTTTAGAAGATCTTTCACTAGAACAGCGTGATGAATTAGCTATGTTGGCTCGCCAATTAGCTGATAATCCTGCTACAAGAAAACAATTTTTACGCATGACAAAACAGGTTAAGCCTGAAATGTCCATTCCTGAACTCGACATTGAGGACTTTACAAATACTAAAGTATCCGCAGCCGAAACACGGGTAATGAATTTGGAAGCAAAAATGCGTGAGCGTGATGCCGTAGAAGAACTCAATAAGCGTAGAGCAAGATTAAATCGCCCTACCAAAGAAATTGAAGAAATCGAAAAACTCATGCTTGATAAAGGCATGACCAATCACGAAACAGCAGCAGAGTATTTTGATTGGATGCGCCAAGCAGCAGAACCAACACCTAACTCAGCAATGGGTTATACGCCAAGCGCCTTAAACAAGTTTGACCTTTCTAAGTATTGGAAAAATCCACAAATGGGCGCAAGGGAAGAAGCAGCACAAGCACTAAAGGACTTGCGTAAAAACACAAGACCAATAGGTATTTAAACAGCAGTAAATGGGGATATTTACTTTTAACGGAGAATTATTATGCCAATAGGTGGCGGAATAGTCCCAGCATCAGGATCAAGCCAATACAATGAGCTTACTTATGTAACTCGTAGAGCGTTTATCCCCAAGCTGGTAGTACAGCTTTATAACAGCACACCATTGATGGCTGCGTTGATTGCAAATAGTCAACAGGCTTCAGGCGGTGTATCCCAAGTAACCGTACCAGTACAAGGTGCGCAGTTTGTTAACGCTCAGTGGTCTGATTATTCTGGTTCTTTTAACCAGCCTTCAGTACAACAGGGTGCTTTCAATGCTGAATTTAATCTGAAGCTAATGATTGCTCCAGTACCGTTTCTCGGTATGGAAGGTGCAGTACAGCAAGATTACGCCATTATTCCATTGATCGAAGCACGCATGAACGATGCGACCAATGTAATGATGGATGCAATGGCTACTGCCTTGTACAACAACTACACCAACACTCAACAGTTCATTGGCTTGCCAGGCGCTATTGATGATGGTACAAACATGACTACCTACGGTAACATCAACCGTACTACCTACACATGGTGGAAGTCTAAGGTTTACAACGCAGGTTCAGTAAATCCAACCCGTCAGAATATTCTTCAGTATATTTCTGGTACTGTTAAAAACGGTGCAGAAGTTCCTACTTTTGGTGTTTGCGGATTTGGTACATGGACACTCTTAGCCCAAGATTATGTTGGTCAAGAGCAATATGTAATTACGCCAGGACATGGTTTTGATGGTGATAGCAACGGTCCTCAAGCAGCTTTCCGTGCTTTGATGGTAGCTGGTGTTCCAATCTATCCAGACCCATACTGCCCAGAAGGTACTGTATATTTCATTAACTCAAACTACTTGAGCTTGTACATTCACGATCAAGGTTCGTTTGTATTTACTGGATTTGAGTCCACTCTACCTAACTGGCAGATTGGTTATGTTGGCGCTGTCTTGATGATTGCTGAATTAGTAAGCACCAAGCCTAAGTCAATGACCAGAGTATCTGGCTATAACTCTATTTCAATCTAAGGAGAATTAGTCATGGCACTCGGTTTAAATAAAATCCTCATTGCAGGTACTTATGCAAATACGCCAAGTTCGTATTTTCAAAACGCTTCAAACATCGCTGCAACCACCCTTGGAAATGTCGTACCTGCTGGAACTTATCTAGTAGTTGGCGCAACCAATGTGGTTATTCAGACTGTTACCAGTTACAACTCTACTTCTAATGTGGCTACATGGTCAAATGTGTATCCGATTAACTCAGGTGGCATGGTAATTTCTGACGGTGTGAACGTGCAGTTATTGGCAACTACTAACGCTACAGTGCAATTAGTGACTGTAAATGGTGGTTCTCCTGTATCTGGCACTTTTAACAGTTAAGGGGCGATAAATGGCTAATCCTGATTCAGTATCACAGTTTTACCTTGATTCATTCGGGAATGGTCGTATTGCTGTTAAGCAAGCTACAGCATTTAACACGACAGGGAACGCTACCGTTACTGGTATTACCCTGCCGTTGTTAGGTGGTGGCTTAACTAATGCTAATGCAACCGTTGGATCTGGTGGCGTTATTGTTCGTAGAATTACTGTAAATAATCCAATTGGGAATATCTCAAATGTGGTTATTTCTGTAACTACTAGCTCTGACGGCAACATTTCTAACGCTGTAGTAGCAAATACAACGCTAACCAATTTGACAGGCGCTGGTATTTACCAAGACCTTACAATTGCTAGTCCGTATAACAGCAGTTCTGCTATTACTGGTTTTACAACCCAAGCTCTATATGTCAATGTGAACACTGGTAGCGGTAATGTCGCTAACACTGCAACCATTGCTGTATTTGGCGATGTCGTGAGTTTCTAAATGTCAAATATCTTCGTAACCAATCGTTCTGACAAAAAGCTAAAAGATGGCTTTGCGGGAGTGTTCTATAGTTTTCCTAAAGATGAAACTGTAGAGATTCCACAAGAAGTAGCTCGTCACATTTTTGGTTATGGAGATGACAACAAAGAGCCTTATTTGGCAAGGTTAGGGTGGATCATCTCTCAAAATGACTTGGAAAAAGGCATGGAGCTTTTATCCCAGTGGGAGATTTCTACCCAACCCCCAAGCAAGAACCAATCGTTATCCCCGTTGGTGGAAAGAGTACCCCTCCCAACCTCTAGGAAGGGCGGGGGAAAAGTCCTTCAAGCGGTAGCATGAGTTATGGTCAATAAATGGCAACGCTTAATTCGTACATTACGGAAGTCCGTAGGTTACTGCATGATGCTAACGGGAATTTCTATAGCGATTCGCAGTTAACCGATTACATTAACTCTGCCAGAGAAAGAGCTGTCAGAGATACTGGATGCTTGCGTGAAATTGTTATTACGCAAACTCCATGTCAAGTCGCACCCACAGCAACCATTGGTGGTGTAACGCCATCAAATCCTACCGCATGGGTAGCTAATACAGCCGTTACTTTAAACAGTTTTGTATTTTCAAATATTTTTATTTATCAATACACTACTGCGGGAACTTCAGGATCTACTGCTCCCGCTTACCCTGCTAGTGGCACAAACAATTACAGCAATTACCCTCCAACAGCTCCCTTTGCAGACGGGTCAGCCCAATTGACTTATGTGGGTAATTGCGAGAACATTAGCTATGCAGCTTTGACACAGTTAATGGGGTCATCCCCATTGTCACCAAGCTCTGGAAACACAGTCTTAGACATTATCAACATCAATCTGTACTGGGGTAATACTCGTGTACCGATGGATTACTTAGCTTGGAGTGACTTCAATGCACGATTAAGATTTTGGCAAAACTATATTGGCAGACCATTGGCTTTTAGTATCTATGGTCAAGGACAGATCTATTTAGGACCAGTACCAGATCAAATTTATCAAATTGAGATTGATTGCGTAGTCTTGCCTAATCCATTGTCATTAAACACGCCAGCAGTAACGGATGTCATTAACGATCCGTATAGCACTATGGTTAAGTTCTACGCTGCTTATTTAGCTAAATACTATGAACAAAGTTACGGTGAAGCTGAGATTTACAAGCAGGAATACAGCAAGCAAGGCGCAAGTGTCATTAACAGCACCTTTACTCGTAGGATTCCTAGCGTTTACAGTAGTCCTTACTAATCATGGCAGCAGCCGAACAGAAAAAGTCATATCAGGTTGTTAAGGCTTTTAAAGGTCTTAACACTAAAGCAAACCGCACTGCAATTGATGAAAATGAATTTTCTTGGATTGAAAATGCTCAACCAATTGGATCTGGCAACATTAAAATTACTCCTAATAGCGTTGCGGTTGAAGATAATTTTAATGTAGCTGTTTCATTTTCTAATGAGGTTGTTTATCTTACTTCATGTAATTTGGGCGTTTCAGATTATGTAGTGGGATTTTTAGCAGATGGATCAGCCCAATATTTTAATATTTCTAATAACACCACAGGAAATGTAGCGCCAGCGGGGACTTTTTCTACTGTTGGTGTTTCTGAACTTTATCCTATTAACACCACTCAGTGGTACAACGATAGGATGCTTATTCTTGACCCAGACAAGGGATATTTTACTTGGGATGGTAATGCGGTTATTAGCGTTGGATCAGTAGGGGTTATTGGTGTTACCAATAACGGCACTGGATATACTACTGCTCCTACTGTAGTTATTTCAGGATATGACCAAACTGGCGGTGTTCAAGCTAATGCGGTAGCTAGTTTAACTAGCGGTAGCAATACGGTTAATTATGTTTCTTTGGTAAATGGTGGTTCAGGATACACCAACGGAGCTAATTTATCCGTTACTTTTAGTGGTGGCGGTGGATCAGGCGCTTCTGCAATAGCGGGGATTACTAGCTTTGCTACTGGCACAGTTTATGTCAATGTAATTTCTGGTGGTTCTGGCTATACCGATCCTGCCAATACAATTGTGACTATTTTGGGTGGAGGTGGCACAGGAGCAACAGGCACACCAATTGTATCTGGCAATGCCGTTACTCAGGTCATTATGACCAACAATGGTACGGGATACACTAATTCTGCCAACATTACGGCAACGGTATCAGGTGGTGGTGGATCGGGCGCTGTTTTAACTGCGCTTATTAACACTCAAAAAAATGTCGCAATAGAGAGCTTTTCAGGTCGTGTTTGGATTGCCCAAGGGCGAACTATCTACTACAGCGCTGCGGGATCGTATAGTGACTTTACAAGCGTTTCTGCGGGATCTGTAACATTAACGGACAGCACACTTCATGGCAACATACAGCAACTTCTTTCTGCTAATAACTTTTTGTATATTTTTGGTGATGATTCCATCAATGTATTTTCGGATGTCAGGGTTACTACTAGCGGTACTACTTTATTTACTAATACCAATGTAAGCGCATCAGTAGGGACTAAGTTAGCGTATGCTATTTTTCCTTATTTTAGATCAGTATTATTTATGAATAACTACGGGGTATATGCCCTTGTAGGATCTACCACTAGCAAAATATCTGATTCGCTTGACGGAATGTTTCCGAATATTGACTTTGCCACCGAAGAAACTACTGCTGGACAGGTGCTTTTAAACAACATTTTGTGCGCTGCGTTTAATTTTAGGTACTACGATGCTGAATTTACCAAGTCATATCGGTACATTCAAGCGGTGTTTTTTGAGAAAAAATGGTTTATTACTAGCCAAGGTGACGATATGTTATATGTCGTTTCCGTGCCTGTAAGTGGGATTATCAATATGTACGGTGTGCGAAATGATCGTTTATATCGTTTGTATCAGGATTCGCAATCGGCAATTACCAGTCGTATTCAGACTGCATTAAATCCAATGGGCGATCCAATTCGGACCAAGCAAGCCCTCAAATTTGCTATTGAGGCTACGGTCACTTCGGGCGTAGAAATAAATGTCACAGTAGATTCTGAATCGGGCGCTAGTCCTGTTTACACGCTTGGAAATTACATTACTTGGTATAACACATCTAACACTACCATCCCTTGGATTAACAACAGTTCTACTGTAATATCTTGGGTAGGTGGTACAGGGTATGAACTGTACAAGTCAGATGCGCAACAATGGGGTAAATATTTAGGGTTGACACAAACTTCAAACTCAGCAGGTTTTGTGGTCAATACATTTGAATTTGAACATGAATTGAGAGTGAGGTTCTAAATGGCTGGAGTTCCGTTTGTCTTTGGTAATGCTACAACGAGCATACCTTTAAGTAACCTAGATGCTGACTTTAATACGCCAGTAACCATTGGGAATACTACCGTTGGTTTAGGAAACACTGTTACCACGCTTGGTAATGTCACATTAAACAATGTCACAATCAATAGCGGTTTACTTTCAACTGCAACAATTCCGACTGCTAATGGCACAGTAATGATTAGCGGTAATATGCCAGCGTTTAAAGCATATTTAAATGTCAATCAATCTTTAACTACAACAACCTTTACAAAAGTCACATTAAATACTAAAGTTTTTGATACTAATAACAATTTTGATTCAACAACCAATTATCGTTTTACACCTACTGTGGCTGGGTATTACAAAATTTCTGGAAATATTAGTATTGCAGCTTCTACTGGAGCAACAAGAGTTTTAGTTCTTATATACAAAAATGGTAGTGCAGTAGCACAATGTGATGGCTACCCATTAGCTGGTGGTGGTGGTGCAAGTACAAGTGTTGATATTCAAATGAATGGTTCAACAGATTATCTTGAATTGTATGCTTATGTAACCGCAACAATCCCTATTTTGTACGGATTAAACGAATCACTTTGCTTTATGAGTGGTTCTATGACAAGGACTAGCTAAAATGACATTACCTGAAAAAATCATGGCTCTATATCCTAGCCTTACACAACAGGATTTCTCAACTGTAATCACACTACAAAACGATTCAGACGGCAAAGGCGATTACATTGCTAAATGGGAACACCCCACATTGGCTAGACCAACGCAAGAACAACTAGATGCGGTGCAATAATGGGAATTAACGCCTTCTGCAAAACTGGCAACACCATTACTTTTACGGCTGGTGTTGTTGCTCCCACGCCTGTTCAAGTGTCATCCACTACTTTAGGTGGCAATCAGTATCGGATTATCAATGCTGGATCAACGCTAGTATTTTTGGGTTATGGCAACGATGCTGCAACTGCTAATACTGCTTCAGCCAATGTAACCAGTACGGGATTAGCTTTCCCATTGTTAGCGGGTACAGATGAGATTCTGACCTTTGCTCCCAATGCTTACTTTACTGGCACAAGTACGGCTAATGCCGTTGTGTACATTACCCCTGGAGATGGTTTGTAGATCATGTTAAAGACCGTAAACATAGGTGGTAGTACTACTAACGGTACAGTAACCCAGATTAACGCTGGTACTGGAATCAATGTAAGCCCAAGCCCAATTACGGGTAATGGCACAGTATCGCTTGCTAATACTGCGGTAACGGCTGGAACTTATGGCAATGCCACTATCAACGGGGTATTTACGGTTGATGCTCAAGGTAGATTGACTAATGCTGCCAATGTGGTGATTAGCGGTACTTCTCCTGGCGGTGTTGCGGGTGGCGATCTTACTGGTACATATCCTAGCCCTACTTTAAATACTAGCGGTGTAGCTGCGGGTGTTTACGGCAATGCAACCACTGTTGCACAAGTTACCGTTGATGCCAAAGGCAGAGTAACAACGGCAGCAAATGTGGCAATTGCTATTGCTAACACAGCTATTACGGGTGGCAACATTACCCTTGGTAACACTACCGTTGGTTTAGGCAACACAGCTACAAGCCTTGGAAACCTTACTTTAGCTAATGTGACCATTCCTAGCGGTACGATGAATGTCACTATTGTTAATCACACTTCAAACATAGCTGCAAACGCTACATTTAGCTCTGCAACCATGATGCTAATTCCCGCTAACTATTTAATCATTAACTTAAATGGTGTTAATGTCAAAATCCCTTACTACTCGGTCTAACTAATGGACAGTCAATTCTTGTTTAATATTGTTACTACCCTAGCGGGAACGCTAGTAGGATGGGTTCTCAAGGTCTTATGGGATGCTGTGCGAGATCTTCGTGATGATGTCAAAGAGATTGAAAAAGGCTATGTAATGAAGGATGATTACCGTATTGATATTGCGGAGATCAAGGGAATGTTAGCTAGAATCTTTGATAAGCTCGATACCAAGGCTGACAAGTGAATATGGAGATCCTCTCCATTGTTAAATTTGGTGACCCTGAATCACTAGGAGAATTTTTGTTTGAAAATGGCACTCAACACCTATTATTTTGGGAAAACTTAGCGGATCAAGGGCTTTTATACCCTAAATTCCCTATTACAGAT